CTTTGTTTTTTTTTTTAAAGATCAATGAGGGCACATTCTCGAAGGGTTTCATCCCTGAGAACGGTACCTATGAGCTGATGAGATAGAGTTTCAGCCAGCTGCTGCAGCTGCCACTCGCACAGTCCATAATGATGATCATAATATACACAACTATCGAACCAATGATCAGGTGAGACAGAGTACTTACCTACTATCTTATATTCCCAACCACGGTCGTATATTTCTCGACCCTTGCCGAGTTGTTGCCTCATTGACGACCCTAAAGCCGCCAACAAGGGGTCAACATTACCATAATTTTCCAATGTGGCAGTGATGCCCCGAAGCCAAGCGATCTGGTCGTCAGGCTTCCGGACTTTCATGTCACAGACGATTTTGGAAAGAATACGAAATGGTTTCGGAAAGAGTACGAATGAGTCGCCCTGTGGATAAAACCGCCCAGAGCAAAACTCAACATCGAGTGGGTGCGAACGCAGCACCGCCTCGACCTCCATCCCGAAATCGGCATATTTCGCAACTATCCCGTCAACACCTCCAAGTCTTCGGATCTCAGACTTAGTGGTGATAGTGACGCTGTCGTCTCCACAAATAATGGAAAGCCAAGGCCTCCCACTTCCATGGATGTACGTTTTCATAGCAGCATTAACGAGGGTGTCTCCGACACTTGTGTCGGGCCACCCGGATTGCATTGTGTAGGGTATTTGATACCGTGTGCCAAGACTAGATGTGCCCCTAGATACACCCCTCTTAAGGAGAGATGCAACGCGACGCGTCAACTTGCGCCTGTAAACACTGTTAAGAAAGGCAAAAGGCCCTTCCAAGAGGTGGAGGTCAAACCTCGACTGGTCATCCTCAAGGAACACCAAATCGTCATTTGGGTCCATAACAGATTCTACAGCACGTATGCCTTTAGCGAAAGCCTCGCCAATTTCAACATTAGAAAGTCCACATGTATACACTATCTGTTGTCCTGATAGTATTTCTGCGGCACAGAAAGATTTAGGGGTTAGTCTCTGTCGTACCTGCTTGGTCCATACTCTAAGGGTGGGGCCCACAGCTGCTGAAAGCTCTAATGGACACCCTTGTATAAACCTAGGATCCTTGAATACGACATGAGATTCATCCTTCAATGCAATCTCTTTCTTAATGAAGCTCTTTGCGTACAAAGGCGGCATGTCATGCATGTTGGTGCGTGTTCTAATTAGCTCATCACGACGAGATGGGGGGAACGTACAAGCCCACTCATAAAAGTCCATAGGCTGCGCATTACAAGGCAGACGATCCACGAAGCCCTTCAAAGCTCGGATGCATCTACGCCAGTTAGACAGAATACGCTTAGTCTCCTTAGGACTTGAATGTGCGGGTAGGGCTTTGCCGACACGACCTCTAATCGAAATTTCCTCATTGTGACTACAATTAGAAAATACAGTAGGTATTATGCCAGCAATGCCCCAGA